GACGACCTTCTCAAAGACTTTAATGATTATCGGTTTAATGTAATCCTTAAAGCACGCCAGTTAGGAATCTCAACTATTACGGCAGGATATATTGTGTGGATGATGCTTTTTCACCGCGACAAAGCCATCCTCGTTATGGCAACCAAGTTTGCAACCGCCGGAAACCTTGTCAAGAAAGTCAAAAGCATTATGCGTAATGTACCAGATTGGTTACGAATCGCCACCATTAGTGTAGATAACCGAACTTCCTTTGAACTTTCCAACGGGTCTTCCATTAAAGCTGCGTCCACTTCTGGCGATGCCGGCCGGTCAGAGGCACTGTCACTGTTGGTGCTAGATGAGGCCGCCCACATTGAAAACCTAGAAGAATTGTGGACCGGCCTCTATCCCACTTTGTCAACTGGTGGCCGCTGCATCGCGCTGTCTACCCCCAATGGAGTCGGAAACTGGTTCCATAAAACTTGTATGGATGCTGAAGCAGCCGCTAACAACTTTCATTTAACCACGTTGGTGTGGGATGTACACCCTGATCGCGATGAAACTTGGTATACTAAAGAAACTAAAAACATGTCGCGACGACAGATTGCCCAAGAGCTTCAATGCAATTTCAATACGTCAGGAGAAACCGTTATAGATCCTGATTGTATGGAGTGGCTCTTAACTACGATAAGGGAGCCGAAGCATCGCACAGGCTTTGACCGTAACTTTTGGATTTGGGAAGAGTTTGATCCCACCTGCAATTATTTGTTGGTAGCTGACGTCGCTCGCGGCGATGGGGCCGACTACTCTACTTTTCATATTGTCAAATTAGAAACCTTAGAAGTAATGGGAGAGTATCAAGGGAAGCCAACTTTAGATATGTTCGCGAATATGCTCAACCAAGTGGGCAGAGAATTTGGAAATGCTATGTTGGTTGTAGAAAACAATAATGTGGGTTACACCGTCTTGGATAAGCTATTAGAATATGCTTATCCTAATTTATACCATTCGATCAAGTCCACCCACGAATATATCGAACAGCATCAGGCTGAAATAAGAAACAGCGCGGTGCCCGGGTTCACCACCACCATGAAGACGCGCCCGCTCATCGTTGCCAAACTGGAAGAGTTTATCAGAAATAAACTAATTAAAGTATACTCTTCGCGGACGGCCAACGAAATGAAAACCTTTGTGTGGAAAAATGGAAAACCACAAGCAATGAAAGGATACCACGATGATCTGATCATGGCGTTGGCGATTGCCTGCTGGGTTCGCGATACTGCCATTCAATCTAGTGCGAGAGACTTAAATTATCAAAAAGCTTTTGTAAACTCTATCATAACCTCTAAAACGACATTTAATACACGCATTAAAGGACAAGAAGGCTACAAAAAAGATAATATCTTTGATAAAATGAACGAAGCTAAAGATATATATGACCAATATAAATGGATTATAAAGTGAGAAAATAAATGCCCATCGAAAAAAACCCCCGAAATAGACAGTCTGATTTATTCAAGGCTTTGACGCGCCTGTTCTCAGGCCCTATCATCAGCTACCGTTCGCAATCCGGCCGCCGCATCCGGCGCCAGCACCTTGACAAGTTTTCGTCACGGTTTAAGTCTGCATCCGGTCAACAGTTTAAGAAGTCGCTCTACAATCCTCTGGACACGATCGCGACCGCTGCGATTGCCAACCAGCGCAGAACAGAAAGATATGTAGACTTCGATCAAATGGAATACATGCCGGAGATTGCATCGACGATGGATATCTACGCCGATGAGATGACCACCTATTCTGATCTTCGTCCCATGCTCAACATCGATTGTTCGAACGAAGAGATTAGAGCAGTGCTAGCTATTTTATATGACAACATTCTCAACCTTCCCTACAACCTCTTTGGTTGGGCGCGCACAATGTGCAAGTACGGAGACTTCTTTCTCTATCTTGACATCGACGACAAGTACGGTGTACAATCGGTCATCGCGCTCCCACCGCAAGAAATCGAGAGATTAGAAGGGAAAGATTCTACCAACCCTAACTATGTCCAGTACCAGTGGAACTCTGCCGGAATGACTTTTGAGAATTGGCAGATGGCCCATTTCCGTATTCTTGGAAATGACAAGTACGCTCCGTACGGGACGTCCATCCTTGAGCCGGCCCGACGCATTTGGCGCCAGCTAGTTCTGATGGAAGACGCAATGATGGCGTATAGAGTTGTGCGCTCTTCTGAACGGCGCGTCTTTAAGATTGACGTTGGTGCGATTGCTCCCCAAGATGTAGAGCAATATATGGAGAAGGTAGTAAGCCAGCTTAAGCGGAACAGCATTGTTGATCCCAGCACCGGCAAAATAGACTTGCGTTATAATCCGATGAGCATCGAGGAAGATTACTTCATTCCTGTTAGAGCCGGCTCCGCTACGGAAATTCAAACTCTTGCCGGCGCACAGAACATTACCCAAATCGATGATGTAAAGTATTTGAGAGACAAGCTGTTTTCTGCACTAAAAATCCCGCAGTCCTATCTTACGATGGGCGAAGGCGCCGAAGAAGATAAGACGACGCTAGCACAAAAAGACATCCGCTTCTCACGCACAATCCAACGATTGCAGCGCGTTATTATTGCCGAGCTTACTAAGATTGGAATTATCCACCTTTACACGCTTGGCTTCCGCGGCGACGATCTGTTAGGGTTTAACCTACACCTAAATAACCCATCCAAGATTTCAGAGCTTCAAGAAATTGAGCACTGGAAGCAAAAGTTTGATATCGCAGCATCAGCCACCGAAGGCTACTTTTCGCGGCGATGGGTTACCGAGAACATTTTTGGAATGTCTCACGAAGAATTTGTACGCAACCAACGCGAAATGTATTATGATCGCAAGCATGATGCATCATTGCAGCAAGTTGCCGAACAGGCAGCTGCCGGCGAAACTGCCGGCGCCCTGGGTGGTGGTGATGCTCTGGGTGGCGAAGATCTCGGTGCCCCCATGGAAGAGCCTCCGATGGAAATGCCAGCCGCAGACGCCGGCGCCCCAGAAGGAGAAGAGGGAGAAGACTCCGCGCTACTCGCGGTACCTCCGGGCTCACGCAACGCGCCGCGCCTCACCCCCGGCGCCAAAGGCAAAGCATACCACCCAGTTAAGAACGATAAGCGAAGTGCCGGGGCGCGCTCACGCTCCTATGCGTCTAAATATTCTAAAGAAAAAAGTAGTTCCGGAGCGCGCAATGTAACGCCCGGATATGGGGATATCCGCAGTTTAATCGGGATGGATGGATTAGGAACAGGTATTTATGAAGAAGACCAGTCTATTTATACTTTGAAGGAATTGTCAGAAGAAGAAAGACTTTTTAATGTCAATGCTTCGATGCGAGATCTTATAGAAAGCTTGGAAAGCAATAGTACTATTTTAACGGAGAACTCAGATGAAAGTGAAACACAATAAGAAGCGCAATACCGCCTTTGTGTACGAAGCCCTTATTAGAGAGGGGACGACAGCCATTTTAAAGAAGGATTTTGCCAAACGCGATAAAGTGGTAACCCTTCTGAAAAAGCATTTTCCGGCAGAGTGTCTTCTCCGTCAAGATCTAGAGTGTTATCGTTCACTCTACGAAAGCAAGAATTTAACTCCTATAGTGTCCGAGAAGATTTTAAAGGAAGCAAAGCTCCAAAAAAGGTTAATCAATCCCGATCATCTTTTTAAGAAGCAAACCGAACTGATCAAAGACGTGAACAAGGAAATTTCACCAGACGTGTTCAACAATTTTGTTCCCAATTATAAAACATTAGCCAGCATAAATCAAATGTTTGTACCAAGCCTTTCTCCAAAGAACAGGGTGATTTTAGAAACGCAAGTGATTCGGGAGATGCTTACCCCTACCGACGGTGTCTCTGACATGGAGCATATTGATGATATCGTGTATAAGTCAATAGTAAAGAAATTTAATGAAAAATATGATTCTAAATTGCTGGATGAACAAAAGGCCCTTTTGACACATTATATTGCTTCTTTCGTCGATAACGCTTTGGAACTTAAGATGTTTTTAAATGAAGAAATTGGACGTCTTAAAAAAGAACTCACCGCCTCTCTCGACGCAGACATCCTTAAAGAAGACGAGGAGATGGGAAACAAAACAGCTCAGCTGATCGAGCAATTAGACAGCTTCGTCACATCGGGCGTTGATCATAAAGTTTTAGTGACGATCCTAAAAACCCAGAATTTAGTAAAGGAATTGGTGGACCATGGCGATAATAATTAGAATTGGCGCTAAGGCCAACGAAAAGAAAGTACGTTTAGAACTCAATGCTCGCCAAAGTTTAAGTGGGGATGTGATGGTCTTTGATCATGGCGACATAGACATCGTTCTGTCGCCGGCCAACAATAAGGTGGTCTCGTTCCCCAAGGACACAATGAACGATTTGGTATATGGAGCACAAAATAGATTGTTTGCCTTTCTTCAAAAGAAGGGAATTGTGATTCCCGAATCGATTCAGGCCGGCTCTTTTTATGGTTCTCTGGAGGCCATGCTGGAGACCCCCAATTCGGAAGAGATTAACGGCCCCAAACTAGCTTTAATCAATATTTCCAACTTTGTTGATGAAGAGCGCCCATACTTTGAGCAGACAGACGCTATCGTTTCAATGTCGGATGATGAGTTGATTCATCCTGAGAAGGCAGACTCGACTGAGCTGGGCGAAGTTCCTCAAGAAGTGGAACAGGGCTCTATTCGCCACTCTTATATTCGCGATCCTTACTCTCTGAATTATCTGTACACCGTTTAGAGGCCTCACTATGTCGGAAATGAAATTAATAATGAATGGCTGGAGAGGGTATCTCCTACAAGAACAGAAGAGTCAACTTCTTTTTGAAGACCATGCATATATCACAAACGTGCTAGGAATCTCCCTCCCTTTGAATGAGTCGGGAGATATAGCCCCCTTAAGTGAAGAGCTTAAAGAGCAAATTCTTCACGAACAAATGATCTTTGAGGGTTTTTGGGATGATGTGGTACAAAAAGTTAAAACCGGCGCCGGCAAACTTGCGGGCAAATTTGTTGATGCAGTAGATGGTATTAAACAATTCGGAGAGGAAGGATGGGGAATCATAAAACAATTATATAGAGTGTCCACAAATCCCGATCTGATAGGGCAATTTGTGGGAGCCATCTGGAAGCTCTCCATCAGGAATATAACCAAACAGGTTCAGTCTACTTTAGAACAGCTAGCCGAGAGATTGCCCGCATGGGGTATGTCAACATTCGCCGCTGCCGCTGCGCAGGCTGCCAAACTTTTTAGTAGTGCCGTAGAAGCCGTTAGAAGTCTCAGCGGCTGGAAGCAAGCTGTAGCATCTGCAGGTTTGGCGATAGCACTTCGTTGGTTGTGGGATAAAGTTAGAGATTTTGTCGAACCATACGCAGAATGGATGGAGAAGATAAAAGACGGAAACAATATGGAAGCATTTAAAAATTGGCTCCAAGGCACGATCAAAGCAAAATTTTTAGATCTCCTGCAGACACAATTTCAGGGAATAGTTGATAAATTAACATCAGTTATGACAGGCATCAAGCCATGGTGGGATGCTGCAGTTTCTGCCGTTGGCGGTGTCCAGCTGGTCATTGACGCACTTTCTGGCGCGATGGCAAGATTCGACCGCTACACTGGTGGTGGCGGAATGATGGACTTTAGCAAATTAAATGCTGCAGCAACTTAAACATTAGGAAACCATATGGAATTATTTACATTTATACTTTGCGCCTACGGACTTACACAAATTTTAGTATACAGCGATATGCCGTTAATCAAATGGGCGCGCCCGCACAAGCAGTCTTTTGGGGGTTACGGAAAGGTCTTTCATTGCCCCATGTGCATGGGATTCCATGTGGGTTGGTTTTTAATGTTACTTTCTCCGTTTAC